AAGAGCACCCCTTGTAAGACCCGTTAAGTTATTAGTAGATTTACCTGTATATGTAATTAGTTCTGTGCCAATAGCTATAGTTCCAGCACTTGGAAAAGCAGTGCCACTAGTTAAAGTTAAAGTAGTGTCATTATTTGCAAATTCTGCACCTTCATTAATAGTTGTAGTCGCGGCCGTTGATAGACTGCCACCCCATGCGCCAACACCCCAACCATATCCGTATGTTTGTTTTTGTGGACCAACTTTTGTAAAGAATTCTACAGTCGTAGAACCTCCTGTTGATACAGTTGCTCCTGCAGCAGCTGTTGATGTAATTGTAAAAGTAGTAGAACTTGGAACAGTTACAACCATAAATGTTTTGTCTTCAAAGTTTGATGCACTAAGACTAGTTCCACTAGGCAAGGTCACTGAGTCAAGCAAAATAATATCTTCAGCCGCTAAACCATGTGCTGATCCTGTTGTTATAGTGACTGATGTTGAGTCGTCTGTTGTTGCAAGTGTGCAACTTGTTTGTTGTCTTGATGAATCAAAAGGTGATATGTCATACAATTGACCCTCAAAGTATAAAAGTAAAAACTTATCCGTGCCTAATGCAACATATCTGTTACCTGAAATATCTAAGAAGGGGTGTTGGCTTCTAACCACACCGACTATACTTTCGTTTACAAGTGATGACCAACCACCAACTTTTTCCGGCAAGCCGTATCTAAAACGCACGTTGTCACTATCGATCCAACGATTCTCTGCACCTTTAGTTGTGTTTTGTTTATCTATACCTGGTGTAATTTTAAAATCAATAAGAGCCATGTAAACCTCTTACGTTCCAGCAAAGTGTTTCTTCACCCAACCTTTTGTTGAATTTGCATAGACTAGTGTAAAGTTTTGTCCGTTTGTACTAACAACTAAATCACTAGCGACACCTTGAATAGGTTGACTGTTTCTACCAATAGTCAAATTGTTTGATCCAAAGTTTAGTTTACCATCTATAAAGTGTACTTCATTACCCACAGCAGGACTAGCCGGTAGTGTGACTGTCACTGCAGCAGAACTTGTGTCAACAATAACTTGATCATGATTTACAGCAGTGTACGCATTACTAGTCGATATGAATCCACGTTCCGTGATGCCCGTTATAACATTCGTACCATCTACAATCACGAGCATTGTAGATCCAACAGGCATAGTGACACCTGTACCTGAACTTGTCTTAACTGTTATTGTGTAATGGTTCGT